AGGTGGGATTCGATCAATACCAACTGCCCCATAAAATCTAGGGGTTGCATTTATATTACCGATACTAACTGTTGCAAAATCTTCCAGACCACTCAACTCCAGCCCGTTCCTATTGTTGTTGAGATATACAGCCAAAATAACTTGTGCATTTTTTACACGATCTGGTATTTCAGTATCGGTGTAATAATCAGCAACTAATCTATTTGGAAAACTTAGCCCATACAAATTTGTGTAAGTATCAGGTTTTCTTACTCCTGATCTTGGCCATTCAAGTGCCTGGGTATCATCTACCCTAGCCCCTAAAAACTTTTCACGATCAATTCTTTGTGCAGCCGTGAACAAGGCACGATTTTTATTATCGTTGCTTGACCCATCCCATGCAGCAGCGTCATCACTGAGAACTAAACCCTCAATAAATGAATTTGCATCAGCAAGAGTTATATAGGTGTTTGCGTTAGCACCACCAACAGTTGCATCAAGAGTTATCGCCATTTAGTTTTACCTTCTTGGGCTTTGGTTTTGGTTTTGGCTTTTCAAGAGTGGGAGTTAATGAAGCTGCCTTTTGAGCAGCCTCATTCCTCGCTCTCATACGCCTAAAAGCGTACATTGCCATTAGCTAGATGCTCCTTTTAGAGCAACATAGTTTATAACGATAGCTTCACTTAAAGATCCACCTGATACGTTAGAAACTGTGATCTTGAATGATCCAGCTGCAATTCCGTTAGCACTTACGATGTAAGCACCAGCAGTTCCAGCAGAACCATGACAAGCAACGACGACATCTGTTGCAGCAACTTTGCTGTTAGTAACTGTGAAAGATACTTCAGCAGCATCAGCTAGTGCAGCGTTGTTCATTGTGATCTGTCCACTCTCAGTGTTAAGAGTTACACCTGTTGATTTGTTAGTAGCCTGAGTAACAGTGCCACCACCTGTTGGCCCAACTAAAAGACCAGCAGTTACGTCAAATAATGAAGCCATAATTAATCCTGATTACTTACGTTAGTAGCACGGACAATTCCGATGTTCTTTGTCTCGTAAACTTTCGACCAAGAGGCAACTGTCTCTAATACGCTACGAGTTGGGTTAACAGTAGATACTGCATACTTCAAACCTACTGGATGGTAGATGTAATGAAGGTCAACAGCCATTGCTTCTTCTAAAGCAAGGATGTCTCTATCTGTTTGTGTTCTGATTGGTGCTTGCTCACCTGTTACAACTGCTCCTTGTGTAAAGAAGAATGTTGAATATTCAGTAGAAGAACCAGATCCTGTTGTTGGAACATCATCAGAAACAATTACGTTAAGACCCATAAAGGTATTAACAGCAGTTGGGCCATCAAATGCTCTTGTTGTGCTACCAGCTGTTGCTCCTGTGTCAGGTGCGCCAGTGTTGTCATAAATACGATCAATCGCATTTCTCTCAACTAGGTCATAAAAAACCTTAGAGTGCATTGCAACGGCTGTAAGTTTTGATCCCTGATCACCAAGTAAAGCCTGTGCTTTTGCAACGTGTCTTGGACTCAATGTTGTTGGAGAGTCACCTGATTCTGAATCAATTGTTAAAGCAAATAAAGCTGAGTTGCTGTCGTTTGCGTTGATAGAACCAAATGCACCAGTTAGACAGGAGAATAAGTCTTTTTGCTTCTGGTTGTTAACATAAGCAGCCATCTTTTGTGCGATAGCAGCCATTGGATCTGGGCCACCACCAACTGCTAATGCAGCTAAGTCTCTTGAACTAAATGCACGACCTCTATGAAGAACAGCAGCGATTTGGTTATCGGCTGTGATCTTTCCAGGTGTTAATGATAATGAATCTGTAAGGACTTCAAAGTCTCCAGATAAGTTAGCTTTGTAGAATGGAATCTTTACAAAGTCACCGCCTCTTTCTGCGGATAGATTTAATTCTGCTAGAGGTGTCACGACCCCACTCTGCAAGAAAGCATCTCTTTGAGTTGTTTCTTCAATCAGATAGGGTGTAAAAACCTCAGGGATTATTAAATCACTTCTTAATGTAGCCATTAAAAAATGTACTAATGATTTTTACTTTTCGGTGACAACACCTAACTCATACAAACAAGTTAACTTTATATTAACCGCTAACTGCATTTTTGAGCATATTATATTTATTAATGTCTGTACGATATAATCTTGCCTGTTCTGTTAGATTGAAAGATTCTTTGGCAAATGGGTTGGCCTCTCCTGTAATAACATCAGCAGTTACTTTGGTTGTCGTTGCCCCACCGCCCTGTGGTCTTGGGTTTTTCTGTACCCATTGAGGCATTTTTTGTTGCGCCCAATCTTTGACAGGGGTTCTGTTATAACCATCAACAATAACAACAGTGCCATCAGCTTCTCTTGCAAGTTGATCTCTGTTTATTCTTGACAATACATATTGTGGATCATGCACTACATCAGCTAATGCACTGACGGCAGGGGCTTCCACTTCAAGTTCTCTCTGTCTTTGCTCAAGCTCTTGAATCCTCTTGTTTTTTGCCTCTTCAGCTTCTCGATATTGAGTTGCAAGTTTTTCTCTTGCCTCCTCATATTTACCCTGCGCCTCAAGTTCTTCCTGTTCTTTTTTCTGTTTGTAAGCAATCAAAGCATTTACATCAACATCTGGTGGGATAGCCTTCCCTGCTTCTTTTGCTTTTATATTCTGATCTAATAATTTTGCATTATTAGCTTTTAGTTTTTGTAATTCTTCCTGTAAGGCTGCGTATTGTTCAGGAGAAGGGTTTGGCTTAATTGGCTCTTCTGACATAAAAAATCTTAATATTTATTTATAATATTATCGCGAAAATTACCATTTGACCTTATGTGACCAAAATAATGGTGAAAATATCGTTGGATTTGGGTTCTGGGCATTATGTCTTGCGTAATAACTAGCTCTTCTCTGCTTTTCTGCTTTTGTTTTTGGATTCTTACCCGCCCCTTTGACTCCCTGCTGTCCAAACCTGATTAATTTAACCTCATCACCCTTTTTTGCAAGCACAACATGAGATTTTGTTGGATGACTTGGAGTTGGTTTTGCTTTGTTAACTTCTGTTAAGCCATACTTTTTCAACTTGCGATCAATCTTTTCTTTTTTACTTAATGTCATTTACCTTTTTTCCTCATCGCCATATTATGAGCCTCGGTAAAACTCATTCCTTCTCTCATTTTACGTTTCATATAATCCATATGCGCTTTTGTATGGCCATGAGTCTTTTGATGTTTTACAAGGGTGTTTTTCTGTCTGGTGGTTAGCTTCATCTTTTCTTTTGGTATTTTGAATAAATTTTAGCGTCTGCTGTTCTTGCTCCACCTTTGCCTGTCATATAACTATTTACCCTGCCCATCGCCCATGCTGCCATAGGAACATTCCTTGAACCAGCACCAAGGTAAGCACCCTGTCCCTTACGATAAACTTCTGCAAGTTCACCATAAAAAAAGCGCGTGCCTTCTGCCTTTTTCTTAAGGCTAGCTTTTACGCTTTCGCTTAGTGGTTTTCTTCTTTTTGCCTGAGACATTTTGTTTGGTGCGTGATTTAGATACAGCTTTTATATCAATAAACTCTCCTTTTCTGTAGGCTTCGGCAGTTCTCTTAATCTCAGCAGCTTTCGCTGCCTTGTTCTTTGCTCCAGACAGATATTTTTTAGGAACACCTGTCTTTTTGTCTTTTGCAACTCGCCTGAACTTTCTAGTCACTTTTTAGATTTTTTCTTAGTTGTTTTAGGTTTTACTTCACAGTTTTCAACCTTTGGCTTTGACTCATCATAAGTCTGAACTTTGAATGTATATCCCATTACTTTTTGCCTCCTTTCTTTTTCTTCTTTGTTCCTTTGGGCTTCATTGAACCATAGTGTGAAGGCATGACAATAAAAGTAGCTGTCTTTATATTACTTCCTTTTGCGTTTCTTAGCTGTTTTCTTTTTGCCTGCTGTAGATAATGCAATGGCCTGTGCTTGCTTCAATGTTTTACCTTCTCTCATCAGCAAACGGATGTTGCTTGAAATAACAGATTCAGATTTTCCTTTTTTTAATGGCATATCTATAGTTTATATTCTTTTTTTATTTGGTCTATTGTCTTTTCTGTTCCATCGCTTCTGATGATCTGTCTCAATGCCTTTTGACCAGAACTTCCTTTTTTGCCAGCTAATGTTTTAAAAAATCTTACTCTCTGTTCATTGCCAAGAGTTTTTATCTGTAGTTCTTTTTTCTGATCTAGCAACCAATCACCATAAGCCTGCCCCTGTGGAACTCTACCTGTCATGCTTGGCCTTGTATCAAGTGCAGTTTCGGGTGGTTTTTCTAACCCAGGATATTCTTTTTGCAATCCATCAAAGTCAACAACAGGAACAGTAGTTGACCTACAGTTGAAATGTTGAGGAGGTGTTGGCCCTTTATTATATTCAAACTGTTGACCATCAAGTCTCTGACAGATTGGTGTAGTTCTTGAATCTAGTGTTGCAACATATTCATATTTAGGAGCAACTTTACTGTTTGCAGCGTAAACTGCCTGACTTGCTTGATTCTGCACTTGATTGACAGAAGTTCTGATAATAGTTTGTATTTGATAATTAGCTAATTTAGTTACATCTCCACCTTTTTTTGCAATTTGTTTTACATTTTTATCTAAATCTTCAAAATTCAACTGGCCAACTAAACGTCTTGCAATCTGTTGTGTTGTCTCCCCACTAAATACACCTGATCTGATTGCCAATGCAAGTTTTTCTTGTGAACTGGCAGCAATACCACGAAATGCTTTTTCTACAGTTTGGCCATTTGGCAAAGTTACAGCAGCACCTTGTCTTGCAGTGAGTTCAAACTTACCAGCACCAAACTTTACAAAATCATCTTCTGTAAATTGTTTACTTGTAAAAATATTTGTCTGGGTGGGATCGACACTGATAAATGAATCGGCATATTTTGGACTTACAGCAACGCTATTGATCGGCACATCACCAGATGCTGTTACCTTTTTCAGTTCATTTACAATAAAATCTCTCTGTAAAAGAGTTATTCCCTGTAATTCTTTCTTGAAATCTCTTGCTGTAGCACCAGACCATGTATTAAGGCTGTCTTTTGCCTGTTTTATGATTGCCCTAAGTCTTTTTCTTGTCTGTGGTGCAACAACAACCGCCTCTCCAGCTTTTCTTTGTCTTAATTCAATATTTCTTAATTGTTTTGCAGCATTTAATATAACCTCGTTGTAAGTGACAGCATATTTTTTTGCAACAGCATTACTGAAACGGTTGAGATCAATAATCTCTCTAAAAAATACCTCTGGAATTGACATTCATTAAGCTGCGTCAGGTTCTGTTGGGGCTTCCATTTCGATCAGCCCACCAGCTTGTGTTGCCTCAACTTCTTCCTCCACATCAAAGTCATCACCAAGAATCTCACCACTGCTTAACTGTGTCAGTAATGTTTCCTGACTGATAGTGCCAGCAGTGAATAATGCAAGTAATGATTGGATCTCTTGTGGTTCTAATCTTGCAGTAACAAAGTCTCTATTAACAAAACTGCTACCAGCATTAGGTTCATTTAGATATTCACTATGAAACTTGAGGCAATTATCAATCAAATCTTGCATCTGCTGGGCAATGACCATCATTGTGCTGTCATTTTGTGATCTATCAATCCTCTTGGCCTCTGCCGACTCACCAACTAACTTTTGACCTAGCACCGCAGCTAGTGACAAAGTATTAATCTGATCTGCTATATCTTTTAATCTTGTGAACTGACTGTCATAACTGTCACCCGATGGACTGACATATTCCATTCTTGATTCAGGTGGTAATGATAATGCTTCATTTGGCCCTGTTGTAATCTCATCTGCATTTGGATAGCCAAAAACTGCAAGTAATGGAACAGAACTTATATGCAAAATATTATCAAGGTCACTCTGTATCTGATAATGCTTGAGGTTTAGTTCTGCAATGTCATATAAAGGGCTTCGGCTTTCGTAATATCCAACTCGGTTTGAATAGGCAACAGAAAAAGGAATCTTGTCTTTTATGCTCATCTCGCCTTCATCATGTAATTTATATTCACCCTTATTATTTTTTCTATGGATTTCATATCGCCCAGGCTCAAGCACCCTGATCTGTTTTACAATCTTTTCGCCATACTTACCATCAGATTCGACAACCTGTTCCATCAATCGCAGTTGAGTTAATTTTCTTACACCATCAATAACTTCTGTTCTCCATCCCAAAATATTTTTTGGCTCATATGTCACCCAATATGGTCTGACTTTTTCTCCATCTTTCGGTGCATCAACAAGAACACCAACATGACCAAAAGAAATCGCAACTCTAGCTGTCTGATATAACCAAACATTAAGATCATTTCCCTCAAGGTCAACATCAAAAAGCTGCTCTCGAACAAGA